CTTCTTTCGAAGTATCTAATGATCACATCCATTTAAATGTAATCCGTTTGATTGGATTGTGAGTCCAACCACCCACCACAGCTATCAAGACTGTGGGGACAGGAGGCGGAGCTGTCCATTACCTCTCTTCATATCTTGGTATTAACCAAAATATATACAATGAATAAAAATACAAAGTTAATCCTAAACTGGATTGCTCGGTATTGGTATCCATCGATTTCAGAGTCGACAAGAAATTATGTTTTAGACACTTGGATTACGCAAGTAACCAAATGGATCAAACATAACGGTATCTTACATACAATAAAACGTATTAAAATGCTACGTCTGACTGTTACACGATACATGTGTGGTCAACCATTGCTGGTTAACGACATGATGATCGGTATATCAAAAGAAGGATTCCCTAAATCAATCATTTACATGAAAGATTTAATGGATTCTAATTCTAATGAGGCAATAAGATTTACCTTGACTTGTCTTGGTATTTCTAGATCTTTTAATTTCAAAGCGGAACCTAAATACAATAGTATTACGGATCCCTTTACTGGTAGTTTTAAAACTATCGATAAAGATTTTATTATAACCTTTTGTAAAGATTATACTAAAATGTTCGAAATTAATGATCTAACGCCTTCAGGATTGTTCCTCTCACTTAAGAGTGGACCAAGATCTGGACCAGCTATTCTTCAAGCCGTCCAATCAGCTCATGCCTTTACAGGAATGAACTTATGGGGGTTAAGAGGACTAACTAGTGTTAGATTCTTGGAATGGGTTAAATCCCTGAAACTTTCTCAGAAAGCTTCACCGATTAAACATCCGAAATCATCGGATATTATAGGTAATAGAAAATTACATATAATCCATGATCCCGAAGCAAAGGCTAGGGTAATTGCAATCTTTGATTATATATCACAGGTTGCCTTTAATCCTCTCTCAGAATATTTATTCAATACTTTGAGAGCTATCCCTCAGGATAGAACTTTTACTCAAGATCCCACAATAAATGATAAGGATGATGGTCAATCATTCCATTCATTTGATTTAAGTGCCGCAACTGATAGATTTCCTATCCAATTACAGGAAGATTTACTTTCTGAAATTGCCTCTCCGTATTATGCGAAGAGTTGGAAGAATTTAATGGTAAATGAACCATTTATGACTCCAGAAGGAAATAAGATCAAGTACTCCGTGGGGCAACCCATGGGAGCTCGGTCTTCTTGGGCAATGTTCACATTAAGTCACCATTTGGTGGTTCAATATGCTGCATTCCAAGTCAATCAGTATCCGTTCAACAAGTACATCTTGTTGGGAGATGATATCGTAATCTATAATGATGATGTTGCAGATAAATATCTACAACTAATCACTGGATTAGGAGTTCAAATCTCAACAGCAAAATCACATGTATCTAAAGATACATACGAGTTTGCGAAACGTTGGTTCCATAAAGGAATTGAAGTTTCACCTGTACCTATTAATGGTATTCTGGATAACTTACGTAATCCAAAATTACTATTTGCACAAATCTTAGATTTGATTTATGCAGGACGGGGACCGAAATCAATAGTATCTTCAGTAGATATGGTAATGAAACTTTATTGGGCTTTAGGAGGTTATTCTAAAACTCAACAAAAACAATTAAGTAAGTTATTTACTGAATTGAGATTCATTTATCGAAATCTTAAAGATTTCGATTACCAATTAACAAGAGAATTCTTCGCTAATTGGACCAAATCTAATGAATACCCTATACCATCTGATCCAGTAATTCTATTAAACGAATTTAATAGAGCTGGAGCAGGGGTAGTGAATGGGATGGCAATGTCAATAGTTAAGAAACTATCTACTTACTATAAAAACTTCGTTGGTAAATTTGAAGAATTTATCAATGTAAGTGAGACATCACCATCTCCATCTGTTATGAATATACATCCATTAACTGGTGCTATGTATAATAGCATAGTAACTTTTTCAAATATGAACAAGGAACTAATGTATACCACTAATCTTCAAGCGCAACTGGAAACAGTTACACTTTTAGATTTAGACAAGTTAGCTGACAGAGAGAGATTAAGTAAAGATCGAATCTTTACCTTTTCTTCCTTTGCTAGAAAACTTGCATACCAGATGGAACAAGATCCTGATCTAATAATCGCTAAAGCCCGAACTATGCAGTTCGGGAGAGGATTATTAGACATTAAGTTAGCAATGGCAAAAGCCAATCCTAATCTTAAATCTGGATCCTGGACCTAATATGGCAAGAGCAGCAGTCTAGCTCCACTCAGGAGTAAACTGATGATCAGACCCTTCTTACCTAAACTAAGAAATTGGTAACTTAACTTAATATCATTTAAGTTACTTTCTCAATCTTTTACTGACTAATTTACCGTCAGAGGATGATGAATCCTGGGGATGGTGAGAAGTAAAACCGTCCAAGGGCCCCGTGAGGGGCCAAGTCGCGAGACGCAACCTTGGACCTTAG